ATCGCTTGGCATACCATGCGTGAATACGAACGGGTACTGAAGCGGATCTCAAGATGGCAGGACGATGGCCCCTCGATCTGGGCGCGCCGGGTGTTGAAAGAATACGAACGGAGACTGGATTCGTGAGCGATGGAATCAAACTGGCCCCGTGTCCCGGCTGCAACAATAGCGGCTGGATCAACGATGGATACGGCGATTGGATCAGATGCGTTGATTGCAACCCGCCTCCACCATCGGCGAAGGTGCTGGAGTTTGCCCGTGGTGCTCGGGTACGCAAGCCGAAAAAGCCGGTAGACGACTTGCCTCCGGCGGCATAAAATCTAAAAATGGCAAAGAGCACCGTCAACGCGGCTGGCAACTACACGATGGCGAAAATGCGCAAAGAGCTTTTCGAATCCATCAAGGCGCGAGCGGTGCAGGGTACAGCGGCAGGCCAATGGTCGGCGCGCAAGGCCCAGCTTCTTGCCAAGGAGTACAAGCGGCGTGGCGGAGGGTACCGCGATTGAAAGCGCCGCAGCGATCGCTGAAGGAATGGACAGCGCAGAAGTGGCGCACCAAGTCCGGTAAACCCTCGAGCGAGACTGGCGAGCGGTATCTGCCGAGCGCGGCCATCAAGGCTCTGTCGCCGGCTGAATACGCAGCAACGACCCGGGCAAAGCGAGAAGGCAAGGCGAAAGGCGAGCAGTTTGTTGCGCAACCGAAGAAGGTTGCCGAAAAGGTCAAGCGGTTCCGATGAAGGTAGCCAGACTTGGAGACACTGGGAATGATGAAGTTCCTCCAGTTAGGCGTGGTATCGCTGGCGACATCCGTCTGGGAGCGGCTGCTTTCCGTCCTATTGCGGCTCGAGCAACTCGCCTTGCGGGTGCGCAAGCGGTTAGTCCGGTGAGACTCGGTGGCAGCACGGGTGGCCGCATTCCGTTCTACGAGGATCGCGACACCCCGACAAACGATGTGAGGCTGGTGCCGTGAAAACCCCTGCATGGCAGCGCAAGGCTGGACAGAATCCGAAGGGTGGTCTCAACGAGGCTGGCCGGCGATCCGCGAAGGCCGAGGGCATGAACCTCAAGGCTCCGGTGAAGTCCGGCGACAACCCGCGGCGCGCTTCCTTCCTCGCGAGAATGGGGAACGCTCCCGGCCCGATGAAAGACGAGAAGGGACGCCCAACCAGACTGGCACTCGCCCTGCGCGCATGGGGTGCCAGCAGCAAGGAAGATGCTCGAGCGAAGGCCCGGGCGATTAGTAAACGAAACGAGCAAAAGGTTAAATAGCCATGCCGCTAAAGAAAGGATATAGCCAGAAAACCATTTCCTCGAACATCAGCAAAGAGATGAAGCGAGGCTATCCGCAGAAGCAAGCCGTCGCGATCGCCCTGTCCTCGGCACGAAAGAGCGCCAAGGCAGCAGGCAAGAGCGCAGCGGTTCGCAAGCTGACGGAGAAGTAATGCCAGCAGGACGCCCGTCCATATACTCGCAGGAGCTGGCCGATAAGATCCTGTCCGAGTACAGCCTTGGCCGAAGCATCCGCGACATCTGCTCGGATGACGGAATGCCTGACCGCGTTACGTTATGGCGATGGCGAAATGAGAATCGAGAATTCGCAACCGCTCTCGCGCGCGCACGCGAGGCCAACGCAGAGACGATCGAGGACGAGATCTCGGACATCGAGCGCAAGGTACTGACCGAGCAAGTCAATCCTCAGGCAGCCAACGTGGTGCTGTCGTCCATGCGATGGCGCGCCCGGGTGCTGCATCCCAAACGATACGGCGACAAGGCCGAAGTCGAGCACTCCGGCAACGTCGGTCTGACCGTCAACGTGGTTCGCCTAACCGATGCCGACAATAACCCTGCCGCATAACGGCTGGAGACCAAGACCGTACCAAATGGGGGCATGGGGTGCGCTCGAGAGCGGCACCAAGCGCCTCGCATTGGCTTGGCACCGTCGATCCGGTAAGGACGACATAAGCCTGCATTGGGCTGCTGTGTCCATGATGACTCGCGTCGGCTCGGTGTGGCATATGCTTCCGCAGGCCAACCAGTCGCGCAAAGCAATCTGGGATGCCGTCAATCCGCACACCGGCAAGCGCCGCATCGATGACGCATTCCCGATGGAGCTGCGCGAGAGCACCCGTGAGCAGGATATGTTTATCCGGTTCAAGAACGGCAGCACATGGCAAGTTGTCGGATCGGATAACTACAACAGCCTCGTGGGCTCGCCTCCGGTCGGTGTCGTGTTCTCCGAGTACGCGATGGCAGATCCGAATGCGTGGGCATTCCTGCGTCCGATCCTTGCCGAGAACGGCGGCTGGGCGATCTTCATCTCGACGCCCCGCGGCAGGAACCACTTTGCTCGGTTAGTCGAGTACGCCAAGCAGGATGCCGATTGGTTCGGTCAGGTGCTCACGGTTGAGGATACGAAAGCGATTCCGATCGCGACCATCCAGCGTGAGCGCAAAGAGCTGCGCATGGAGCGCGGCGACAAGGAAGCCGAAGCGATTATCCGGCAGGAATACTATTGCGACTTCGACGCAGACATCCCGGGCGCATACCTATCGGAGCTGATCCGCAGCGCAGAAGCCAACGGCAGGATCGGCGACTTCCCGCACGTTATCGGTCAGCCTGTCGGCACGGCATGGGATATCGGTGTCGGCGACTCCACGATCATCTGGTTCTACCAACTCATCGGTCACAAGGTGCGCATCATCAACGTACTCGAAGGCTCCGGCGTCGGACTCGAGTGGTACGTCAAGAAGCTGCTCGCAATGGATTACGTCTACGGCGATCACATCTGGCCGCACGACGGCGCTGTGCAGGAGTGGGGATCTGGGCAGTCTCGAGTACAGGTCGCTGCTGGCTACGGCTTGAAGCCACGCATCCTTGAGCGTGACTCGGTGGACGACGGCATCCAAGCTGCGCGAATGATGCTTCCTGCGACCGAGTTCAATACCGCACCAGATCCGTTCCCGGGCGAAACGGCAGACGAGGCGAAGGGCAGGATGACTCGCGCCCTCGACGCCCTGCGGCAGTACAGGCGCGAATACGACGATAAGCTCCAGCGGTTCAAGGACAAGCCGCTGCACGATTGGACGTCGCATTACGCAGACGCATTCCGGTATCTCGCCAAGGGTCGCAAGCCGTTCCGCGGTACGGAACAGGCCCGTCGTCCGAGCCATCAAGTGGCAGTAGCAGACTACAGGGTGCTGGGGTAGACTACTTGCGCAACCCGAAAGGAGCGCCAGATGTCAAGTCTTTTTAAGCCGAAGATGCCGAAGGTCGAGCCGACGCCCCCGCCTCCGACGGTGGACGAGGCGCAGCTTTCGCGCATCGAGCAGCGCCGCATGGCTCGTCGCCGTGGCCGCGCATCTACGATCATGTCGACACCGGGCAGTCAGCAGACTGGTTCGGTTGCGGTTTCGCGTTTGCTCGGAGGTGGCTGATGAGCGCAATGGCTATGGCCGGAAAGGGCCTGTACAAGAAGGGCAAGAAGAAGGGTCAAGCTCAGGGCATGGAAGAAGGCATGAAGCAGGGCGAGATGAATGCTGCCCAGATGATTGCCAAGCGCAAGGATGAGGCTGCCAAGCGCGCTCGTGGGATGATGTAATGGCGACCAAGAAGATATCGGCGCTAACGTCTCTCGCGCAGGATTCCATCGATCCTGCCGCTGACGTATTGCCGATCAATGACACCGGCTCGAGCGAGACAAAGAAGGCGACCGCGGCTGCGATCGTCGGCAAGTCGATCGGTGCGCTGGCTGCCACATGGAACAACGCGCTGACGACGTTTAAGGCTCGCGTGTTCAACGTCACGGATACTGCTTCGGCTGCCGCCTCGTTGCTCGATGATCTCCAAGTTGGCGGTGTGAGCAAGTGGTCGGTGCGCAAGGATGGGGAGCTCACGGTCGGCGTGATCCCGCACGATCGGCTGAAGAACAACAGTCTCGGCGCGTTCTACTCGACCTCAGACCAGACCGGAAACGTCTCGACGCCGACGGCGTTTACGTTCAGCAACACCTCAAGTTGGGCTAGCGGGGTCTCGATTGCGTCCAGCAGCCAGATCACGTTTGCGAATGCCGGCATCTACCTGTGCAGCTTTAGCATCCAGTTCAACAACTCGGACAGCTCGGATCATGACGCGACCGTGTGGTATCGCATCAACGGCAGCGATGTGACGGCGAGTGCTAGCGTTCTCAACGTCCCTAAGACGGGCGACGGTGGCAAGGCTGTATTCGAGTTAACGTTCATCGAGCAGTTGACGGCAGGCCAGTACATCCAAGTGATGTGGCTACCGGAAAACGTCGCTGTGACGGCTGATCACACCGCTGCGGCTGCTGGCCCTCCGGCTATCCCAGCGATCCCCTCTGTTTTGTTCTACGCGCATCGCATCGCGTAATCGGAGACTGAAATGGCAACAGGCATTGTTCTCGCATCTAACGCTAGCGCAACGGGCGCATGGTTCATGTGGCCGGGTGGGCGCGGTGAGTTTCGCGTTGAGGCCACGTTTGGTGGTGGCACGGTCAAGCTCGAGTGCAAAGGCCCGAACGGCACAGCGCAGGATGTCGGCACCGATACCACGCT